TTTATTGAAAATACAATTACAGGTGGAAAGAATGTTGCCTTATTAGGCTATTATTGGGGAAGATCTTTTTTTATACAAGATGATAATTTTTATACACAGAAATGGAAAGTTACATCTGGTAATCTGACATCTAAGATACCCTCTGCCATATTATTTTCACTAGTACTGACTGCTTCTGTTAAACTTATTATTAAGAGTTATCAAATGGCTAGACGAATCAATTCTGAAGGTATTTCTGATACTGGCAAATATTCTAAAGAAGATATATATAAATATGTCGCTGTCAATGAAAAACAGAGCAATTGTATGTTTCCTCTTAAAAAGAAAAAGAAGGAAGGTGATATAGATTATGATGAAGTTATAAATATAACTCCAAAATTAGTCTCTCACCAACAAGTTACGAAAAATGATCCATATCAAGTTCAACGTAGTATATCCAAAAACATAAGATACATTTGTCTTCAGTTTATGGATGGTACAAGCACTAAAACAAAAGGACTTGGGATATGTAATGACTATATCATTATAAACAAACATTGTGTTTATGGTGATATATATACTGCACATATATCTAATTCAGAAGATACAGCTTGTGGAATAGTTAAAACCAAGTTTACTAAAGAACATTGTATAGATATAGGAGATGATCTAATATTAGTTCGTATGTTAGGCACTATGTTTAAAAACATTATAGATTATACCACTGATTTTGATCATATCTCCAACAGTGTAAGAGCTTATATTAATGGTGAATCTTGCACAGCAAGACAATTACACAATATAATTGAACCTATCAATGAGAAAATGTATGTTAGTATTAAACATGCTTTTGAATATGATTATCCTGCTCATAAAAAAGGAGATTGTGGTTTGCCTTTAGTTGCTACTATAGGTAATAATACTTTTCTTGTAGGAATTCATAGCGCTGGTGGTAGTACCAATGGTTTTGCTTCTCCAATTCGACGTAAAATTCTTCTTTCATCTCTTGAAAAACTGAAGGAAAGAAATATTATAATTGACATAGTTTCTGAAGGCAATTTTCGTCTGAATACTACCTCCAAAATCATTGATATACCCCCCAAATCTCCATTTCTTTATGAAGATTGTCCATCTACTTTAATTTATGGTCATATAAGTGATCACAAACATATTACTTCAAAGAGTACACTTACCAAATCTAAATTATTCGACCATGTTCAAAATATATTGAAGATAAGTCCTTATGAAAATGGATATCCTAAATATATGGCACCAAAAATGAGATCTTTCAGATTAAATGGCGAATTTATTTCACCAGAAAACGTATTTCTCAAAAAAGTTGGTGTCATAAAGGCTTCACTTCAACCTAAAGTAATGGAAACAGTAATATTATCTATGTCAACCTTGTTATTATCTAGACTCAAAAAAAAAAATGTAACTTCTTTGAACCCTGTACCTCTCTTAGTAGCCCAGAATGGTTTCCCAGAAAATTTTTATTATCGTTCTATGAAGAATAGTACTTCTGGGGGATTTCTCTTTAAAGGCAAAAAAGAAAAATATTTAGAACATGTTAGTCTAGACTTCAAAGATGATGGAGTTATTCCTAAACCCGAAGTAGCAATACAAGTTCAGGAAATTATTGATGCATATCTTTCTGATGAAACAGCTCATACTATCGTAGGAGCTCAACTTAAAGACGAACCAAGATCCAGATCAAAAGTACTTTCGGGAAACACTAGAATGTTTGCTATGTCTTCCTATGATAGTACGCTTGTGAATAGAATGTATCTACTTCCTTTTTATAGTCTTATGTGCGAGCATAGAGACGTATTTTATACCAAAATTGGCATAAATATGCACTCCTCGGAAGTAGAAACCATGTATAAAAGTTTACGTGATTTTTCTGACAATATTATGGAAGGAGACTATGGTGGATATGATACCAGTATGCCAGTAGGAATAGGTTTAATTACAAATTCTATAGTGTATACTATGTTAGAAAAATTAGGATATAACAAAGTATCCTTACAGATAGTTAAAGGAATTCTTACTGAAAATCTTTTTCCTACTGTAGTTATGGATGGGACATTATTTACACCTCCTGGTTTCCAACCTTCAGGAAAATATGCAACTGCAGAGGACAATTCTTACTGAAAATCTTTTTCCTACTGTAGTTATGGATGGG